CAAAACTCTTTTAGAGAAATTCAATCAAAAATATACAAAATTAAGTGGAGCTCAAAAAAATCTACTTAGAGAGTATATTAATAATGTATCTAATACAAATTCATTAAAAGATACTTTAAAAGAGATTGTAAAAGGTTTAAAAGAAGATTTAAAACAACATTCTAAAAATCTTAAAGATGAAGTGGTGAAAATTAAAATGACAGAAGCTTTGAAATCAATTAACAAATTCTGTGGAATTGATGATAAGTCTAATGTTGTTAAAGATGAATATGTGGTTCAAACAATGAGATATTTGGAATTATTAAAAGAGTTGAAGAAAAGTGGAAATAAAAACAAGAAAGTTATTTAAGGAGTTAGTAAAAAAACTAACTATGGAACTCTTGGATGAAGAATCATTGGAAGAGATAACCACCACTGGTGATATTGCAGGATACCAAACACCTTTTGCTTTTAGTAGTAAAGAAGATGAAAAAAAGAAAAAAAAGAGATTGACAAAAAGTACTGGTTATTCAGTAGTTAAGGAAGCTCTTGATGATAAAGATTTGAAACAAATAAATAAATTAATTAGAGATGTCGTTGGCGATATATTAAGAGATATATGGTTAAAACGAAATGCTTGGAAATAGGAGATAAATATGTCACAATTTGGAGGTTTATATAAACCAAGAACTGGAGATAATACAAAGCAAGAACCAGCTGCTTTGTCTGAAAATGCTTATGACAGAATAAAAACACCTGTAGCATTTACAAAAATAAAGTCACCGAATTACATTATAGTTACTGCTGATGTATCAGCTGATTTTGGTTTACATTTTAATCCAACAACCTTTGAAGCTTCAGCTACAGCTGAAAAACCAGGTGACACCACCATTTATTCAGGCTCAGCTGGTTATGATTCATTTAATACTTTAAAGGCTGGAACATATAATTTACATCCTATAGCATTAAGTGGAAGTGCTGCTGATGTAGCAAAAGTAACCTTTGTATATAAAAGTGGTTTAGCTACAGGAGGATTCTAATGAAAGAAGTAATAGTAGATTACATACCATTTGAGGTATCCCCACAACAAATCAATGAATCAATGAAAAATAATAATGGCAGATTGGTTGTTAAAGGTGTATTGCAAAGAGCAGAAGCCAAAAATCAAAACGGAAGAGTTTATCCAAAAGAAACCTTGATGAGAGAAGCTAAAAAATATCAAAAAGTTCAAATAGCTGAAAGAAGAGCACTTGGTGAACTTGACCATCCTGATTCATCTGTTGTTAACTTGAACAATGTATCTCACAATGTATTGGAAATGCATTGGAAAGATAATGATTTGATGGGTACGGTTGAAGTATTGGGAACACCAGCTGGTAATATATTAAAAGAATTATTTAAGTCAGGTATTAAACTTGGTATATCATCTCGTGGCTTGGGTTCAGTAAAAGAACTATCAGAGAATGACACTGTAGAGGTTCAACCAGATTTTGAACTTATAGCATTTGACTTTGTATCCAATCCATCCACACACGGAGCATTTCTATCACCAACAAATGAAGGAAAATTAAATGAAGGTGTTGGAACAAGAGATGGTGTGTGTTGTCACGATTGTAAAATTGAAAACATAATCAACGATATATTCAGAGGAGAATAAAATGGATTACAAAACTCTAATGGGTTATGGTAAAAAGAAAAACAAAGAATCAAAACCTAAAGAAAACAAAGTATTGGAATCCATCAAAGACGAGTTTAATTTAAACGAAGGTCCTGCTTACGAATATAAAAAACATTCCAAAAAAATTGAAAAATCCTTAAAAGACTTACAGAAAAATTATTTAGACTTTTATGAGGTTTTAAGAAAAAAAGGTTTGAATGATGAGGCTTCGGACTTTTTGGATAATTATAAAAAGAATGTGGTTGGATTTACTAAAAAGTATAAAAAAGATTTTGGGAAGTTAATGTAATGCCAGCATCATCAAAAGCCCAACAAAGGTTTTTTGGTGTTGTGAAAGCAATGCAAAAAGGTGATATACCTAAAACAGGTAAAGCTGGTAAAA